CGCCAGCACCGGCCGCCGGCATCATCGAAAACGATGGCTGGTTTCCCGATATTGCGCTGGCCGATATGCGCGACGCCATGCGCCTGGATGGCACCGTCACCGACGCGCGCCTGGTGCAAGCCGTGGTCGATGCCATCCTGCAGGTCAACCGCGAGCTGGCCGACTGGCAAGGCAAACAGGCCGCTACCGGTATCGCCTCCCTGGTGGACGTGCCGGCCACACGCATCAACCGCGAATCCCGCTTGCTGGCGCAGTACCGGCGCGCCGTCTACAGCACGGCGAAAGCGGATCTGATCGAGCGTTACCGCGACTACGACAGCACGGCCACCTCCGTCAGCGACAAGAAAAGCATGGAATGGCTGGACGAGGCGCCCGGCGCGCAGCGGCGCAATGCGCAATGGGCGATTGCCGATATCGTCGGCCGCACGCACCTGACCGTGGAATTGATCTGATGCAGGTGCGCACGCAGCAGCACGACACGGTAGACGCCCTGGTGTGGCGCTACCTGGGCGACGGCGCGGGATACGTCGAGCACACCCTGGAAATGAATCCCGCGCTGGCGCGCCACGGCGCCGTGCTGCCGGCGGGCCTGGTCGTCACCCTGCCCGAGCCGGCGCCCAGCACCGCCACCGTGGCCGCCGCCGATCTTGTGCAGCTATGGGATTAACGCAGCAATCCACCATTTTTACCCTCATGAAAAATCTATCACCCCTCACCCCGGAGACTCAAGCAATGTCCGCAGAATCGTTTGGTGGTTTCGCCACCCTGGTCAAACTGTACGGCTTCAAGGCGGCGCTGGGCATGGTCGGCGCCGCCATGCTGTACATCGTGCTGCCGCCGCTGAACAGCGACGGCACCTTCAACAAGGGCGAGTTTGTCGCCCGTCTGGCCTGCGCCGGCGTGTTCTCGTGCCTGCTGGGCGGCACCGTGTACCAACTGCTGTGCGCGCAGCTCCCGGCGATTGGCGCCATGGTCAACGCCAGCGCCATCGATCTGATCGTCGGCGCGCCCGGCTGGTGGGTATCGCGCGCCGTGGCCCTGTGGTTCCAGCGCCGCAGCGACAAGGACATCGCCGAGCTGGTCAAAGACGCAAAGGAACACTGATGGCCGCCACGGAAAATCCCCTGATCGCGCGCACCATCGACGCCATCCTGCGCGCCGAAGGCGGCTACGTGAACGACCCGCAAGACAAGGGCGGCGAAACCAATTACGGCATCACTGTCGCCGTGGCGCGCGCCAACGGCTACACGGGACCGATGCGCGATCTGCCCGTGGCCGTGGCGCGCGCCATCTACACGGCGCGCTACATCACGGAACCGAAATTCGACCAGGTGCTGGCCCTGCATGCCGGCATCGGTGCCGAAGTGATCGACACGGGCGTGAACATGGGACCACACCGCGCGGCCGAGTTCCTGCAGCGCTGGCTGAACGGTTTCAATGACACGGGCGTGCGCTATCCCGCCCTGTTCGTCGACGGCCGCCTGGGCGCGCAGTCGCTGGGCGCCCTTAGTACCTTCCTGAAATGGCGCGGCCAGGATGGCGCCACCGTGCTGCTGCGCGCCCTGAACGGCCTGCAGGCGGCGCGCTACCTGGAAATCACCGAAGCCAACAAGACCCAGCGCCGTTTCCTCTTCGGCTGGATCAAGGAACGGGTGGCCATGTGATGGGGCCGAACTGGCGCCCGCTGGCCGCCTGCCTGCTGTGCGGCGCCCTGGTCGGCTGGACGGCGCAGGGCTGGCGCAAGGATGCCAGCATCGCCGAACTGCAGCGGGCGGCCGCCACCAGCAAAACCACCGCCGCCACCGCGCTGGCCCAGGCCACGGCCCGCGTGCTCACGCTGGAGCGCGCGGCCGGCGCCGCCCTGGCGCAGCGCGCCGACCACCTCACCCAGGAGCAAACCCATGCGAAAAACGAGCGTGACCGTTTTAACGATGACGTGCGCAGCGGCGCTGTGCGCCTGTCAATCCCCGTCGCCAGCGGTCAGTGCGCCGCAACTGCAGATTCCACCGTTGCCGCAGGCCATCGGATTGAGGCGCGCGCCGAACTTGACGCAGCGACTGCGGCAGCTCTTGACGCCATTGCCGGCGACGGCGACGACGCCACCCGCCAGCTGAACGCCTGCATCGACGCCTACAACACCGTGCGAGACACCTACCATGTACAAACCGAATAGCCTGCGCCAGCACCTGGCCGCCGCGATTCCCCAGCTGCAGCGCGACCCCGACCGCCTGCTGGTCTTCGCCGACGAGGGCAACGTGGTGGCCACCGCCACCGCCTCCCTCTCCTTCGAATACCGCTTCAAGCTCAACCTGATCGTCACCGACTACGCGGGCGACGCCGACGCCATCATGGTGGCCCTGATCGCTTGGCTCAAAGTCCACCAGCTCGACCTGATGGCCAACGAGGAAACCCGCAAGCACGGCATCGCCTTCGAAGTCGATTTCAACAATCATGAAACAGTCGACATTTCCATCAAGCTGGACCTGACCGAGCGCGTGGCGGTCAAGGCAAGCGAGGCGGGCCGCCTGGACATCAAGCATCTGGCCGAGATACAGCACATGCCCGCCTACGCGGACGAGTTCTGGAAGCTGTATGACGGCGACACCCTGCTGGCCGAATGGCGCACGCCCGAGGCCACGGCATGAGCGACGACCTGCACGCGCTGGAAGCTTGGGCCGGCGCCCTGCTGGCCAAGCTGCAGCCGGCCCAGCGCCGCGCCATCAATCACAAGGTGGCCATCGACCTGCGCCGCAGCCAGGCGCAGCGCATCAAGGCCCAGCAGGGGCCGGATGGCGCGGCCTATCCAGCGCGCAAGCGGCGCAAGGAATTCAAAGGCAAGAATGGACGGATCAAACGGCAGAAGGCGACGATGTTCGCCAAGATTCGCACTGCCAAGCATTTGAAAGTGAAGGCGACCGGCGACCAGATCGAGGTCGGCTTCTTTGGCTGGGTGGCGCGCGTGGCGCATGTGCATCAGTTTGGCCGGCAAGACCGCGTTACAAAAGAAGGGGCCGCCTACAAATACCCCGAGCGACCACTACTAGGAATGAGTGAAATTGATCAAAAGTCGGTGCGCGAATCGTTGTTACATCACTTGGTGTTGGTTTGAAAAAACATGGATTTTGCGGCGCTAAGTTCAGAGACGGAGGCCAAAGCTATCCCAAAGCAGCCCATACATATGACAGTAACTCAAATATGGATAATTACTATCTAACCGAAAAATTTTAAAAATATATTAAAAAGTATGCGATTATTTACCAAGATGCATGCTTCCTTCCCCCACGACATAAATTTCCAATATGACGCCCCGGAGAAAAGGTCACAGCTAAATAAAATGTAAATTTTTCAATTTGTAAATTTAATAAAATCTCAACATCAATGACCTTAAAGGATCGCCTGTGAATCTTCATTCATTCTCGTCGATATCCAATCGAAGAACAGAAGAAATAATTACACAACTACGTCCTCTCATTTTCTCTTCAATTTTCCTATACATACCTTTCGCCCAAGCTGCTCCCCCCGCTACACCACCAAGACTTCCCGATACTGGTGACAACGTTGTACACGTGACTGCACCTTACCTCCCTCAGGATCCTCCTGACCCTCCTGACCTTCGTGTCCCTCCTGACCCAAAACCGCCCTCATTTCGTCCACCAGTTCCACCACGAGATGGAGACGGCCGGAACGACCCGGCGCCAAGAAACCCAGGGAACAACGCAACCGCAAAACCGGCATCAACCGATGGCTCTGGGACGACCGACTGTAACGATTTGGAAAATAGTAATCCAACTTCGAGCTATCCTGTCGTAATATCGTCTGGTGAAAAATACAAACAGGAAGTCGATTTTGGTGCAGGTAGTAGCTACGGACTGAGCCTTCAGCGCACCTATCGCTGGCCTGTGGAATAACTGGCATCGCTACTATGATGCATCGCTTGGACGGTATTTGCAGAGTGATCCGATTGGGCTGGCTGGAGGTATAAATACGTATGCCTATGTGGAAGGCAACCCGGTACGTTACGCTGATCCATTTGGACTATCAAAATTTGATAATTTTTATAATCTACCAAAACAATTTTGGAATTGGGCGCACAAACAAGATAAAGGAGGGCGCGGATATGATTACGCTGAAAAAGAAGCGAAAGATCTTTTTGAAGAATGGAATAGATTAGGAAATCCAAAGCCGGACAATAAGGGAAAGCATCGGCAGAATGGGGGCGCTAACCCTGACCTTTTAGGAATGTTAGTTCCGTGGTGGCTTACGCCTAGCGAATTAGGGTGTTCGGATATGTCTGATCGATGTATAGAAGAACGAGCAAGACGAGAAAAAGAGCTGCAGGAAAAAAATGTCCGTAATTTTATGGGATGATTTGTTTTTAAATTATTTACAATACTTGTGAATTTTTAACATACTAAACAATGGGATATTTTGATCGATGAATTCAGATGATATTAAAACACGTGAGATTGAAATCGAACTGATTTTTCCTAACTGGAGTGGCGAGTTCCCTGTTGACTGTCCTCGATTAGATGCAAATTATTTTTTTGAAGATCAGAGAGACGTAGGCCGTGGACTTGTTGTAAGCGAAGACATGCCACAAACGGGAAATATTGACCAAGCAATTGTTGATTTTTTAACGCCTATTCTTGGAAATGCTGGCATGTTAAAAATGCATTCGCCAATTTTGCGCGTCGCAGTTTATAACCGAGCGTATACATGCACACTGAACATAAAAAAAAGTTTGCCTTTGCTGACCTTATTTGAAACGGAACTAAGCATTACCGTGTATCCGACAGCGGACGATGAGGCCCAAGGAGGTAATCTGGACACGTAGCTCGATCTTAGCCGTGGACATTAAGTTTGATATCAACCCGCCCCCGCGTGCATCCGCACGCGGACTTCGGCAACATGCATTGCATGAACGCCGACCTGTCCGACCTCCTCCGCTTGCTGCAAAACCTGATCCGCCTGGGCACCATCGCCGAGGTCAAAGGAACCAAGGCGCGCGTGCGGCTCGGGCCAACACTCACCACCGAATGGCTGAAATGGGCCACACGGCGCGCCGGCAACACCCGCACCTGGTCGGCGCCTACCGTGGGCGAACAGGTGATCGTCTTTTCCCCTGGCGGCGACCTGACGCGCGGCATCATCCTGCCCGCGCTGTACTCGCAGGCATTTGACGCACCCGAATCCAATCCGACCATCCACACCACGCATTACCCCGACGGCGCCGTGGTGCAGTACGACCATGCGACCCACGCCCTGACGGCGACGCTGCCCGGCGGCACCGCCACCATCACGGCCGACAGGGTGACGTCGAACGCGCCCAGCACCATCTGCACGGGCGACCTGACCGTCATGAAAAACCTGATCGTCATGCAATCGGCCACTGTCAACGGCACCACCACCCTGAACGGCGGCGTGAACGCCAAGGCCGGCGCCGCTGGCGGCGTGGCCATGGCCGTGCAAGGCACTGTCAAAGCCAGCGAGGACGTGCTGGCTGGCGCCGTCAGCCTGGCCAAGCATCCGCACGGCGGCGTCAGGTCCGGCGGCGACCAGTCCGGTGGGCCGCTGTGATACTGGGCATGCACGCCGCCACTGGCCGCCCCCTGTCCGGGCTGGCGCATATCCGCCAGTCCGTCAGCGATATCCTGACGACGCCCATCGGCTCGCGCCTGATGCGCCGCCGCTATGGCTCGGAAGTGCCCGAGCTGATCGACCAGCCCTTGACCAGTGCCACGGTGCTGCGCATCTATGCCGCCACCGCCTATGCCATCCGCTTGTGGGAACCGCGCATCAACGTGACCGGCCTGCAGTTTGAAGCAGGCGAGGCAGGCGCGGCATCCCTGATCCTGGACGGCGTGGCCGACGGCCAATCTGTCCAGCTCGCAGTCAGCATTCGCCAGGACGGCACACGATGAGCACCATCGACCTGTCCCTGTTGCCCGCGCCCAGCATCGTGGAGGTGCTGAGCTTTGAAGCCATCTATACCGAGCGCAAGGCCGCACTCGTCGCTCAATTCCCGGCAAATCAGCAGGAAGCCATTGCGCGCGCGCTGGAGATCGAGTCGGAGCCGATGGCCAAGCTCCTGCAGGAAAACGCTTACCGCGAACTGGTATGGCGCCAGCGCGTCAACGATGGCGCGCGCGCCCTGATGCTGGCTTTTGCCAGCGGCACCGACCTGGACCACCTGGCCGCCAACGTCAATCTCACGCGCCTGGTCAAGGTGCAGCAGCTCGACGCGGACACCACCGTCACCACCGTGGAAACGGACGCCCTGCTGCGCGAGCGCATCCAGCTGGCATTTGAAGGCTTGTCGGTGGCCGGCCCGCGCAATGCCTACGTCAAGCATGCGCGTGACGCCGACGCGCGCGTGGCCGACATCAGCGCCATTTCCCCGGAACCCTGCGAGGTCGTCGTGACGGTGCTGTCCAATGTCGGTGACGGGGTTGCCGGCGACGAGCTGCTGGCCGTGGTGCATGCCGCCCTGAGCGACGAAGACGTGCGCCCCCTGGGTGACCGCCTGAGTGTGCAATCCGCCAATATCGTGCATTTTGCGATCCGCGCCACTCTCTACCTCGATGCGCACCCCGAGGCCGAACCGATTTTGCAGTCGGCCGGCGAGCGCGCCGCCGCTTATGCCGCCGAGCGCCGCCGCCTGGGCCGTGACGTGAACCGTTCCGCCATCATCGCCGCCCTGCACGCCGAGGGCGTCAAGAAAGTGGTGCTGCATGATCCGGTCGACGATATTGCCGTGGCCGACGTGCAGGCGGCATCTTGCGACGGCATCGACATTGCCAACGGGGGCGCGCGTGGCTGATCTGCTGCCGCCGAACGCTACCCGCCTGGAGCGCAATCTTGCCCGGGCCGGCGCCCTGATCGAGCGCGTTCCCGTGCCGCTGCGCGATCTGGCCAATCCTGCCGCCTGCCCGGTATCGGCCCTGCCCTTCCTGGCTGCCTCCTTTTCGGTTGACCACTGGGAACCCACGTGGCCCATCAGCACCAAGCGCGCCGTCATCCAGTCGGCGTTTGCCGTGCATAAGCGCAAAGGCACCATCAGCGCCCTGCGCCACGCGCTGGCTCCCATCAGCGCCGGTATTCGCGTGCGCGAGTGGTGGCAAACCACGCCACCCGGCCCGCGCGGCACCTTTCACCTCGACTTCGACGTGCCCGATTCCGGCGCCAGCCCCGGCATGTATCAGGAAATCGAGCGGCTGGTGGACGAGGCCAAGCCGGTCACGCGTCACATGGCCGGCCTGGCCATCCATGTGGGCGTGCGCGGCGCGGTGCGCATCGGCGCCGCGATCCAGCAAGGCGACGAGCTGACGGTCTACGCCCGCACCCGGCCCGAGGTGCAGGCCAGCGGCGGCGCGCAGGTCGGCAGCATGGTCCACCTGGGCGACGAACTGACCGTGTATGCGCGCGCCGCGCCAGGCGTGCGTGTAGCCGTGCGCTGTGCCGTGACAGGTACGAGCCACAGCATCGACACCACGACGATTCACCCTATTTCATCCTGAGGAAGCCATGTCACAAGAGTATTTTGCCATCCTGACCGCCATCGGCGAGGCCAAGGACGCCGGCGCCAAGGCCGGCGGCGCACCGTTGAAATTCACGCACATGGTCGTCGGCGATGGCGGCGGCGCCGCGACGCGCCCGGATGCCAGGCAGACCAAACTGGTGCGCGAAGTGTGGCGCGCCCAGCTCAACCAGTTGAGCCTGGACCCGATCAACAGCAGCCAGGTCATCGCCGAATGCGTCATCGCGGAAAAGATCGGCGGCTGGTGGATACGCGAAATCGGCCTGCTCGACGCCGACGGCGATCTGGTGGCGGTCGCCAATTGCCCGCCCAGCTACAAGCCGCAAATGCCCGAAGGGTCGGCGCGCACGCAAGTGATCCGCATGGTGCTGATCGTGTCGAGCGCCGAAACGGTGCAACTGTCGATTGATCCGGGCATCGTCATGGCCACGCGCCAGTTTGCCGCCGACGCCGTAGCGCAGAAATTCGATGCCCTGGCCGCAGTGGGCGGCGACACCATGGTGGGCGTGACGGAACGTTCAACCGGCGAGGCGCTGCGCCTGACCGACGCCATGGCGCGCATGCCGTCACGCTTCGGACGCATCGATGCCAGTTCCTTCCCGCGCTTGTTTGACGCGATCCGCCGCTATCGATACGGCGATCCGGCACAGAAACCCATCGTCGCCTGCATTTTTGCGTCGTCGCTGGGCAATGCGCCAACCTTGCCCAGTATCGACCAGGCGCCCGGACACGACTTCTTTGCCCGCCTGCGCGCTGAAATCGACCCGGCCGGCCTGATCCAATTCGAGATCAGAAACTATTCCCTCGACGGCTCTACTGTCTCCAGCTGGGAGGCGGCCATCGCTGGCATGCTCACCGCCGGCGTCTCGCCGCACATCACGTATCTGATCCCGGGGATGAACGACTTCGCCACCGCTCAATATAACGGCGGCCAGGGTTTTCAAGGCTTTCAGCGAACCTTTGCCCGCGTGCTGTACGCCCTGAAAAAAATCGGCTCCGACATCGTGGCGACGACATCCATGCATCCGGCGGTCGTCAGCAATCCCGGCCTGCAGTCGCTGCCGGGCGATATGGCGCAGGTCTACCCCACGGCCATCGCCGCGCCAGTGAGCGCCGCCGCACTGCAGCCAGCTGCCGATGAGGGGTTGATGCAAGTGGACGTGCTGAAAAACGGCCACCCGATTACCGTCAGCAAGCGCTATTACTTCGGCAATATGGCGATCAAGTGCATCGCCGCCACATTTGGCGTGCCGGTCATCGACGCGCAGCAATACCAGTTTGAACAATACGCCCGGCAGCTCCTTGAACTGGGCAGCATGACGGCCGTGGAGAAAGCCAATTTCAATCCCGGCCAAGTCAATCACCCAAATCTGGTCGGCATCCGTGGCGCATACCACCGGGGCAATGCCGACGCCTGCGCGCAGCTCGGCCAGCAAGGTGCGCAAGCCGGCCGTGCGCCCACGCTCAATGGCAATTTCGGGGTGAACCTGCCGCAAGGGGTCGGGGTGCAAATCGGGCCGGGCCTGCCCGGCGCCACCTGGGACATTTACCCGCAGCACGGCGACACCACCACGCCGCCGGTATCGGTCAAGGCCAATACGGGGGCGCTGGACGGCTACGGCGTGAAGTCGCCTGTCGAGGCGTGGCGCATTGATCCTGCCAACGGCAATCTTGTCTCGCCCGCCTGCATTATCGGTTCGGCCGTGGGCATGCCCGCCTTCCGGGCCACCGATTACACCGGACGCGCCGAAGTACGCGACCGTCTGCGATTCTACAATCTGCCGAAAGGATCGACAGCGGCCGCCTACACCTTACCGGAAGGCATGAGCGGCAGTTTTACGCTGGCCGCTTTCCAGCCAGGCGTCGCGACCGCCCAGCGCTACCGGATCGAATTTATCGCGCACAAGGGCGTCATCACGCTGGAGCCGGGCTTTCCGCTGCAGCTTTCCCCGGATACCGAATTTTCAGTCGTCATCAACGGCTTGACCATCACGGCGACCACAAAAATCGACGGGACAGCCATTCATCTTGCGTGCGACGCATGGTAGCCAATTTTTGCGCCCAGGCTTGGAAAAAACAACTTCACGCAGTCCACATCATTTCAATTCAACAATAGGAGTCCACATGGCCACCGACTATCACCATGGCGTGCGCGTCATTGAAATCAACGAGGGTTCGCGCCCCATCCGCACCGTGTCCACGGCCGTGCTGGGCCTGATCGCCACGGCCGACGATGCCGACCCGGCCGCCTTCCCGCTCGACACGCCCGTGCTGATTACCAACGTGCTGGCAGCCATGGGCAAGGCCGGCAAGACGGGCACCTTGTACCGCAGCCTGTCGGCCATCGCTGCGCAGACCAAACCCCTGACCATCGTGGTGCGCGTGGCCCAGGGCGAGACGGAAGCGGAAACCACCAGCAACGCCGTGGGCGGCGTGTCGCCCGATGGCAAGTACCTGGGCGCCCAGGCGCTGCTGGCCGCGCAAAGCAAACTCGGCGTGAAACCGCGCATCCTCGGCGCGCCTGGCCTCGACACCCAGGCCGTGACCAATGCGCTGGCCAGCGTCGCACAGCGCCTGCGCAGCTTCGTCTATGCCTCCGCCTATGGCTGCGCCAATGTTGTGGCCGCCACCACCTATCGCGGCCAGTTTGGCCAGCGGGAGGTAATGATTATCTGGCCTGATTTTGTGAACTGGGATACCGCCATCGATGCCGAGGCCAGTATTTCGGCCGTGGCCTACGCCATGGGCTTGCGCGCCAAGATCGACGAGGAAACGGGCTGGCACAAGACCCTGTCCAACGTGGTCATCAACGGCCCGACCGGCATCAGCAAGGACGTGTTTTTCGATCTGCAAGACCCGGCCACCGATGCCGGCGTGCTCAACGCCAAGGAAGTGACCACCCTGATTAACATGGGCGGCTACCGCTTCTGGGGTTCGCGCACCTGCGAGGCGCCGGGCGGCTTCTTCTATTTCGAGAGCTACACGCGCACAGCCCAGGTACTGGCCGATACCATCGCCGAAGCGCATTTCGCCTTTGTCGATCTGCCCTTGCACCCGTCCCTGGTGCGCGACATGCTGGAAAGCATCAATGCCAAGTTCCGCGACCTGAAATTGCAGGGCTACATCATCGACGGCCATGCCTGGTATGACGAGCAGTTCAACGACAAGGACACGCTCAAGGCGGGCAAGCTGGCCATCGATTACGACTACACGCCCGTGCCGCCGCTGGAAAACCTGCGTTTCCAGCAGCGCATTACCGACCGCTACCTGGCCGACTTCGCCTCGCGCATCGCCGCATAGTCGTACTGGCATCACCATCACCACCCTGCCCGCGCCAGCGCGGGCGCATTGAACTACTGGAGAAATTATGGGCCTGCCCCGCAAACTGAAAAATTTCAACCTGTTTCAAAACGGCGTGTCCTTCCTGGGCATGGTGCCGGAAGTCACCTTGCCGAAACTGAGCCGCAAGATGGAAGAATACCGCGCCGGCGGCATGAGCGGCCCCGTGTCCGTGGACTTCGGCAACGAGGCGCTGTCGCTGGAATGGAGCGGCGGCGGCCTGATCGCCGAAGCCCTGAAACAGTACGGCGCGCACTCGCACGGCGCCGTGCAACTGCGCTTTGCCGGTGCCTACCAGGAAGACGATGACGGCACCGTCGCCGCCGTGGAAGTGGTCGTGCGCGGCCGCTACAAGGAAATCGATATGGGCGGCGCCAAGATGGGCGACGACACCACGCACAAATACACCATGGCTTGCAGCTATTACAAGCTGATGATCGACGGCGCGACCGTCATCGAACTGGACTTCATGAGCGGCACCGAGAACTTCGGCGGCGGCGACACCAACGCGGCCATCCGCAAGGCCATCGGCCTGTAATCCCCTTTTAATTCACCACCACACCACAAGGAACACAGCATGCACAACGATACCCAAAACAGCGCCGTCATCGAGCTGGACGAACCGATCAAACGCGGCGACAGCTTCATCACCTCGCTGACCGTGCGCAAGCCCAAGGCGGGAGCCCTGCGCGGCATTTCCCTGATCGAGCTGGCCAACCTGAACGTGTCGGCCCTGCAGATCGTACTGCCGCGCATCACCGAACCGACCTTGACGGCGCACGACATCGCCAACATGGACCCGGCCGACCTGCTGGCCGTGGGCGCCGAGGTTGCCGGTTTTTTGGCGAGCAGAGTAGATCGTCTTTCGGTATCCCCGGCGAAGTAGAAGACGCCATGGCCGACATTGCCGGCGTCTTCCACTGGACGCCGGCAGCGATGGACGATTTTACGATTGATGAACTGATGGCCTGGCGCGAACGCGCCCGGCAGCGAAGCGGAGCGGAATAGATGGCTGGTCGGGATTTGAAGTTACAGGTGGTATTTGCAGCGCTGGACAAGATCACCGGCCCGCTGAAAAAAATCATGGGTGGCTCCAGCGACACGGCCAAGGCATTGAAGGCCACCAGCGACCGCTTGCGCGAACTGAATACCCAGCAAAGAAACCTGGGGAAATTCCGCGAACTGCATAGCGGTATCCGAACAACGGGGGTTGAGCTGAAAGAAGCTCAAAAAAAAGTAAAAGAACTGGCCGCAAGTATAAAACAGGCCGAGTCTCCTACACGCGCCATGACGCGTGATTTGAAGGCGGCGACGAAGGTCACGCAGGCCTTGACGCTGAAAGGCCGCGAACAAAGCCAGCAATTCCGCGTCCTGCGTACCAGCCTGAAAGACGCCGGCATCGACACGCGCCAGTTGGGCAAGGCGCAGGAATGGCTAAAAAACAGTATCCAGTTGACGAACGTTGAACTGGCCTCGCAACAAAAGCGCCTCGCCGCTTCCGCCGCCAAGCAGCAGCGCGTCACCAATGCCACCCAGCACGCCGACAAGCTGCGCAACAAGGCGGGCAACCTGGCCATGGCCGGCGCCGGCGCCACCGCCACGGGCGCCGTCATCGGCGCGCCCGTCGTCAAGGGGCTGAACGAGGCCAAGCACTATCAAACGGAGGTGGGGCGCGTCAACGCCCTTGGCCTGGGCGACAAGGTATCAGCCGAGGCCGTCGCCTTTGCGCGCAACATGAAAACCTACGGCACCAGCCAGCTCGACAACCTGCAGCTCATGCGCGACGGCATGAGCGCCTTTGCCGACGTCCACCACGCGGAAATGGTCGCCCCTACCCTGGCCAAAATGAAGTTTGCCAATCACGCCTTCTTTGGCGAGGCCGAGGGCGCCGACAACGAACGCAAGTTCATGGACATGCTCAAGGTCATCGAGCTGCGCGGCGGCCTGGAAAGCAAGGAAAAGTTCGAAGCCCAGGCCAATATCGTGCAGCAGGTCATCACCGCCACGGGCGGGCGCGTCGGCCCGAACGAGTGGCTGAACATGATCAAGACGGGCGGCATCGCCGCCAAGGGCTTGAAAGATGACGCCTTTTACTACCAAATGGAACCGCTGGTACAGGAAATGAGCGGCAACCGCGTCGGCACGTCCCTGATGAGCGCCTACCAGAACTTGTACCAGGGCCGCACCACCAAGCGTTCAGCCCGGAAGCTGGAAGAGTTCGGCCTGATTGGCGACAAGAGCAAGGTCAAGCACGACAAGGCAGGGCAAGTCTCGTTCCTCGATCCGGGCGCGCTGCTGGGCGCGGAACTGTTCCGCGAAAACCAATTCGAATGGCTGGAAAAGGTGCTGTTGCCGCAACTGGCCAAGAAGGGCATCACGGAAAAGAAACAGGTGCTCGACGCCATCGGCAGCATCTTTTCGAACCGCACCGCATCGAACCTGTATTCGCAGATGTACTTGCAGCGCGTGCAGATCCACAAAAATGAAAAACTCAACCGTGGCGCCGCCGATATCGGCCGGCTGGAAAAGCTGGGGCGCGACTCGGCGGCCGGCAAGGAACTGGAAGCGCAATCGAAGCTGGCCAACCTCAAGCTCACCATGGGCGAAAAAATCCTGCCGCTGTATGCGCAGGGGCTTGAACTGGCCATCAGTGCCGTGCAGCGTCTGAACGGTTTCATGGAGCGCAACCCCACCGTGGCCAAGGTCATGATTACCGCGTTTGCCGTGCTGGCCGGCGTACTGCTGGTGCTTGGCCCGCTGATGCTGGGCATTGCTGCCCTGATCGGCCCGTACGCCATGCTGCACGTCATGTTTGCCAAGATGGGCGTGAAGGGCGGCGTGCTCACGCCCATCTTGCGCAACCTGGGCGGCGCCTTCATGTGGGCGGGACGCGCTGTGCTGTGGCTGGGCCGCGCCCTCTTGATGACGCCCATCGGATTGGCCGTGACGGCCATCGCCGGCGCCGCCTACCTGATCTACAAATATTGGGAGCCGATCAAGGGTTTCTTTACCGGCATCTGGTCGCACGTCAAGACTGCCTTTGCCGGCGGCATTGGCGGCGTCAGCGCCCTGATCGCCAACTGGTCACCACTGGGCCTGTTCTATCGCGCCTTCGCAGGCGTGCTGGGCTGGTTCGGCATTGCGCTGCCGGCCAAATTCACCGACTTCGGCGCCAGCATCCTGCAGCGCATCACCGCGTCCTGGGCGCCTATTTCCGCCTTCTTTGCCGACATCTGGTCGCGCCTGCGCACCGTCTGCGCCGGCGGCATGGGCAGCATCACGGCTTTGATTATCAACTGGTCGCCGGTCGGCGTGTTTTACCAGGCATTCGCGGGCGTGCTGAGCTGGTTCGGCATCAAGCTGCCGGCCCAGTTCACCGAATTCGGCGCCAACATCCTGCGCGGCCTGGTCAACGGCATCACGGGTTCCATGGGCGCCGTCAAGGACGCCATCAGCAATGCCGGTTCCAGCACCATTGCCTGGTTCAAGGAAAAGCTGGGCATCCACAGCCCGAGCCGCGTGTTTGCCCAGCTCGGCGACTACACCATGCAGGGCCTGGCCGTGGGCCTGGACCGTAGCGAGGGCGCGCCGATTGCCAAGGTTTCCGGCCTGGCGCAGCGCCTGACGCAATTGGGCGCCGGCATTGCCATCGGCACGGCCACGGCGTTACCTGCCAGCGCCTTCGACACGCGCGCCCCGCTGTCGCAGAGTGGGTTCGGCGCCGGCATGACGATTCAGGGCGACAAGATCGAAATCACCTTCCATGTGCAGGCTGGCACCGATCCCCAGGCAATCGCGCGCGCGGTGAGCGTGGCGCTCGATCAGCGCGACCGCGAAAAGGCGGCACGCATCCGCTCGTCTCTGCGCGACCACGATTAAGAAAGAAGCTCACCATGATGATGATTTTAGGAATGTTCGTGTTCAGCCTGCCGACCCTGGCCTATCACGAGCTGCAGCGGCAAACGGAATGGAAGCATGCCAGCACGGCGCGCGTGGGCCTGCGCGACGCGTACCAGTACGTGGGGCCCGGCGACGACACCATCACCCTGTCGGGCTGGGTGGCGCCGGAACTGACCGGCTCCCTGTACTCGCTCGATGCGCTGCGCATGATGGCCGACACGGGCAAATCGTGGATTCTGATCCAGGGCACGGGCCGCATTCTCGGCTCCTACCGCATCACCAGCATGACGGAGGGGCGCACCATCCTGGACGGCAGCGGCGGCGCGCG